CTTATGGATCACGAAAACAAAATACTTAATCAAGTCTGTGTATGGCAAAACAAACGAATAGAAAAAAGAAAAGGACATACAGCCTTAGTATCAGAACCGAAATTTTTCTTATCTAATCCTAGCGCAAATATCGTTAAAGGAATGCTAGACGAAGGAGCACCTATGGGTGTATCAATCGGAGCAATAGTTAAAGATTATGAAATGAAAAAAATCGACGGAAAAGAAATAAAAGTATACACAAAAATAGAAATACTTGAAGCCTCTTTCGTCGCAGTACCTGCAAATAAACATGCAGGAGTATATGCAGTCGCAAAAATGTTTAAGACAAAGGAGGAGAAAAACATGACAGATAAGACTTACTCCGAGAAGGAGTTCAATGATATGGCTAAGAAAGCCGAAGATTTTGAGAAACAAATTTCTGATTCAAAGACAGAACTTGACAAGGTTCTAGCTGAGAAGGTAGTTACAGATAAAGAATCAGCAGATTTGAAAGCAGCTTCAAAAGTTGCTGACACAGAGAAAGACACAAAAATCTCAGGTCTTGAAAAGGATCTCGAGAAAAAAGCAGAGTTAGAGAAAGAGATGAAACTGATGAAAGAATCTCCGTTATATAAGGGATACCTTGAACATGACGAAGATGCAGACGCAAAGAAAGCAACTGACATGAAAGATTTTCTAGAGAAGGGCATGATCCCTATAGTGAGGCGTTAAAATGAATACAATAGCAAAATTCCAGGGAGCACCAGACGATTTCGATGCAGAACAGTCTCATATCGATTCATTCGCAAGATCGATTACTCCACAAAAAGACCAGTTCGGCGGAAAATCATACGAGTACTGGAACCCATTTACAAAGAACAACCAGATCCCTATGATTAAGGAAAGTCTTGCTAAAGCAGGTTCGATTAATACTCAGACAGGCGGAGCAGGAACTACAGGAACAGCACTTATTCCGGTTTGGGTTGATCCTTCAATCGTAGACAGAACAATCAGAGAAACTCCTATGAGAAATATTTATCCTCGTAGAGCTATCAAAGGTCAGACATACGATTACAATGCTCTAACTGCTAAAGGCGGAGCTGTATGGGCTGCAGAGAATGCAACAATCGCTGACCAAGTAGACGTTTACGACAGAGTATCAGTACCTGTCAAATACCTTTATGCAAAAGGTAGAATAAGCGGTCCGGCAATTGCTTCAATGAGAGGATACATCGATCCTACACAGCTAGACAATGCAGTTAAAACAACTAGCATAATGGAAGCAGAAGAAGACGCAATAATTAACGGCGACGCATCTACTAACCCAGAGGAACCTAGTGGTTTGATAATTACTATCACAACCAATACGACCAACAAGTCTGGTGGATTACCTACGCTTGCAGGTCTAAGAGCAGAGACAGCAACATCTTTCAATGCAAACGGAAGTATTTCGTTAGCTGTGACAGATGTGACAACCCACAACTACATCAAAGGATTACTACTTGATCTACAGAGACAAGTCACTAATCCAAGTCAGGCTACGCTTGGTTTCGGTATACCTAACGCATTCGAATTCGATGATGTTATGTATATAAAAGACAAGTTCATGCCAACCGCTGCAAGCTCGAAAAGGATCCTTTTCTTGGACATGAGATATAATTTCATGGCAGTACTCCAGGACTTGACCTACGAAGAGAAGTACAATGAGAATGATAACTTCCCTTATTTACTCAAAGAATACATTACACCTGTCAATACCTTCGAGTCAGCACAGACTCAGATGTATGGTATTGCATAAGGAGGGCAAAGAAAAATGACAGACATAACTTCAGACTGTACGTTTTATTACAACTTGAACGGGAATATAACGGAGATATTAATCGTGACCCCGGCAACTGCTGCAACAAGCGACACAATCGACTTAAACAGTGACGTTGCGAACGCAAAAGGATCAAAGATCAAAACGATTACTAACTCTTTGTTCCAAGACGATGTAGGAACCGATGTAGTAGCTGCATGGGATCCCGCAACAGGCATTATTACGCTTGGAACAATCTCTACAGGAATCCATAACCTTATTATTTGGGGACTCGGGTGAACAAAATGAGTGATGGATTTAGAACAGATCCAGTAGGAGGCGGTGCTTCTCCTCCTTATACCGGAGATAAGTATAGCTTTGATGCTGACCTGACGTTTACCGGTAAGGTAAGAACTTCACCAGGCAGATATAGTCTTGAGGAAAATTTTCTTCAATTACCTAACGAAAACTCAACTATCTCAATCGTTTATAATCTAGATTTTGAACTTCTAGGAATGAATGCTGATATCGCTGACTTTAGTTGGGACACAACTGCCGGCGGTGTAAAACTCGAAACAGGTAGTGCAGACAATGATCAGGTAATAATCTTACCACATTTGGACACAAAACAGACCGCATGGACAGGAGTTCTATGGGGAACTGAAAACCAGGTAGTCTGGGAAGCACAACTCAGAACTTCGGCGAGTGTCGCAAATATTTTGCTTTGGGCTGGATTGAAATTGACTAACGACCCAGTGATAGCAACAGACAACGATCAGATTTATTTTAGATTTGATACAGATGTCGCACTAGAAACAACCTGGCAAGTAATTAGTTCAATCGGCGGAACAGATACTACAACTGATTCGGGCGTAACAGTAGCAGCATCTACTAACTACAATCTAAGAATAGAGGTTGATAGTGCAAGGAAAGCACATTTCTATATAAATGATGCATTGGTGTATATTACTACAGCATTGACAAACGATATAGACTTGATTCCTTATGTAGGCGTTCAGCAACTTAGTTCCGGAGACGCAAGTGTGACTCTTTGCTACGAGAAAATCTCAAGGATAATCTTTGAGTAATTTTTTTTAATTTTTTAATATAAAAAGTACGAGGTAAAAAATGGGAGTAACTCAAAATATGGACAATTATTTTAACATTCAAGCAGGCCAAGCACTTCTTACTAAATCAATAACTTTCGACGGAGGTACTGCTAACGCAATAGGGGACCACGACGGAACAAGTGATCCCTTCACAATCGCAACAGTCACAGGAATAGTAGCTGTCAAAATAATCGCAATATGTACGACTACATTAGTAGGAGCTGCTACGTTAGAAGTCGGAACAGCAAAAAACACCGCAGGCCTAATCGCCCAAGTTGCAAACGCTACCTCTATCGCAGTAAACGAAATATGGCACGATGCCACTCCAGATGCTTCCGTAGAACTTTCTACAGTTGCTCCCGAGTTTATTGTAGCAGGCCAGGACATAATCGGAACAGTTGGAACAGCTAACATTACTGCAGGTGTCATAGCATTTTACATCGTGTGGAGACCAATCAGTGTCGGTGCAAACGTCACCGTATAACGGAGGATTCAAATGAAATTCAAAGGAAAGAAACACGGGTTCATAAAAGACAAAGGTAACTTTATCACAGTCAACGAAGGAGAAAAAATAAATTTACCTGAGAAGTTTGCTAATCATCCGCTACTTGAAAAATCAAAAGAAAAAGCTCCAGAGATGCGGAAAAAAAAAGAAAACCCTAAACCAATCAAACCTGCAACAGAACAAAAAGCAGTACCCAAAGGAATCGATAAAAACGGTGACGGTGTGGTCTCTAATAAAGAAATGGCTAAACACCTTAAGAATTCTAAAAAGAAAAAAGGCAAATGAAGGCTAAAATATTATTTATCTTTTTAATCTTACTATCATTTATAGTCAATTCTTTCGACCCCCAAGAAGACATAATTCTCAGAAACAAATACGGAATATATAACGGAACCAACATGACAGGTAACGGAACTATTACCTGGATCGGGACTGTTAATGCTACTACTTTTTTCGGTGACGGATCTGGTCTTACAGGAATCATATCTGTATCTAACGCTTCTAAAGGAGGTTCTTCTCCTTACATATTAGACAACGGTACAAATCATTCTCTAGATGAATCAGTTCTTAACGCTACTATAGATGCAAGACAGACAGGTGGTGGCAGTCAATGGTCAATTAATGCTCCCTGGCTTTACAACAATTCAGGTAATCTTGATTGGAACGAAAGCAGAGGTAATCTTACATGGGCTCCTATCTCTTTAGTGTCAACTCAATCAAACGATAATACAACTCAGGCTAATCAGATATCTAACTTGAACGCTTCTGTAGGTACTGGTGGGAATATCAACGATACAGACATAAGAGTACATAATCTTTCTGTTACTTCTAATGCTACACTGGTAGATTTTAGTTATGAAAGAGAATACATTAATTCAACTGTAAATTTTAGGCATACAATAATTGACAGCGAGGTGTATGCTATATGGCAATGAAATACTTAATTTTATTTATTTTAATGTCAGCGATTGTGTGGGGTACATGTGTAGTTCCAACTGAGGATATGACAGTTACTTCTAGTGCTAACAATACTCTTTGTAGGGTGACACTATGAAATTAATAAATCTTTTATTATTAATACTTATTTCTAGTTCTGCGCTTGGAGCATACTCTAATATAGACACCGATGTTTATAGTGATAAATATATATATGGTTATTCTAATCAATCCTCACTCTCCTATAATTATTATGTAAATAACATATTGGTAAAATCTGGTTATTCACAACAGAAATTACATTGTAGTTTTTTGATAAATAATAATTGTACTAAGGCAATCACTGGGGCATTTAGTTTATCATCAGATAGCGACTTTAATAATTTCGCAACTTTTGACGGAATAAGCGACAAGTTCCAATTAAATAGTAATTCGCAATTCAGAAATTTATCAAATTTAACAATATCATTATGGGTAAATGCAAAGGATATATCAGACAATACGAGATTAATAGTATTTGATTCTGGTAGTGGTAATGCTAATGACAGTAATTTTTTATTAGAAATAAAAA